GGAATTCGAGAACTGCTTGTCAAACGTCCGGATGGATACTCTGAGCACTGTATCTTGCAGTCCGAGATTGAGGAAGTGCATAAATTGCTCTTCGCAGTCGTCGGGAGTCGAGGACAGGCCAAGGGTAATTACCGAGAGGCGGGATTTCGGGCTATCTTCCAGTACCCCCGTTCAGTCATGATCCTGGAGAAGTCCTGGTTCATGGGTCTGTTCGAGGGTATGAGGAAGTTGCCTGAGTTCGCAGCTTGGTGTGGACCTCGACAAGTTGCGTTCGAAATCTCGGAGATGTTCTCGGAGCTGTCGATGCCAGTGTGGTCAGTGGATTACAGCCAATTCGACTCCAGCATCCCGAATTGGTTGATTGAAGCTGCCTTTCAGGTTTTGTGCAACTCCAGTTGCCTCAACTCCGATGAGTGTCAAGTGATGCGGTTTCTTGTGCAACACTTTACTAGTTGTGATTTGATGACCCCAGAGGGTCGGATGACAGGAAGAGTCAGAGGCATCCCGTCCGGTGCGGTGTTTACGAATATGATCGGGTCGATTGTTAATCTCTTGGTTATGGAGATGGCGTCGGCTCAGTTCGGATTTCGTATTCACCGGTGCTTGGTCCAGGGTGACGACGGCGTCTTCCAGATCTCTCCCCATGGGGCGCACCCCTTCAACCTGGAGAAGGTGACCGATTACATCGCGCAGACGGTCGGTCTCACCGTCCATCCCGACAAACAGTTGGTGAGCACAAATGAGGTGAGGTTCCTCCAGAATGTTCATCGGCGGTCCTATCGGGAGTTTGGACTTGCAGTGGGTGTACGGCCTCTCATGCGCATCCTCAACGGGATGATGTCGTATGAAAAGTTCCGTCCAGGTTGGTCAGGCGCGGCGGACTCGCTCCGCTGGATCCAACAGGTAGAAGCCGCTCGTTACCACCCGAGTTTCCCGGCCATGGTTGAATTCCTCTCAGAACACGATGGGAAAGGATCGACCACGCCCGTCACCACTCTAATCGAGCAAGCCGGTGGTTTAGAGAAGGTGCAGGGGCTTCTATCATCTGGGTTCCACATGGGGAAAACCCCTGTGGAACAGTTGGAGAAAACCGTTACAGCCAGAATGCTCACACACATCTCCATGGGTGGTGACCCGTGGAAGTTTTCTGTGTGAGTTTTACAGTTCATTTCAGTGCACACTGCCCCTACTTTGTTG